AACTAAAATTCAAGACGCAAAAGATGCTGCAAGAGATGAATCTAACGGTGTAGTTAGAGTCTTGAGGTCAATTAATGCCTTACTAGGGGTTGCTACAAATTTTGTACGTTACTTAGTTGTTAACGCTAACGAACTTTTAAGAAGATTAGATATTCTGTTACTGAATTTACAAGCATGTGACGCATTTAAAAACTCAGATGTATTAAGCGAACTGCAACAGACACGTGATGAACTAAACACGCTTTTAAATGAATTATCTAGTTATGTAATAAACTACGACTCTAAAACTGACCCTGAAAGGACGTTATTCGGTAAATATGAAATCAGGATTCTCGAAGAACAAGTCGTTGATGCTTCAATTGAAAATAAACGAAGAAGAGGTGTTGCACTAGATCAAAACGGAACCATTATTGTACAATCTGATCTTACCTTCGCCACCGACCCCAATGTTATTATTGGAGAGGTTAAGCAAAAGCTAGTTGCCTTAGGTCTTGTAGGTCCAGACCTTGGAACAATAGACGGCGACGTTCTTTCTGCCGTTAGCGAAGCCCTTAACTACCTAGATAATAATGATATTCTCGATGACGATTTGAATATAGATGCAGCGCCTCTCGACTTACCGGATAATCTAAATGAAAATTCAGGACTAGGATTAAACGCTTTTGTAAATAACCTAAAAGGAGGTAAAGCATTAAGGCGTAGAACAAGAGCGGCTCTAGCGAAAAACTTTAGAGAATCTGCAGCCGAAATACAAAAGACTGACAACACCGGAAGGTTTACCGCTTTAGGCGCCAATCAAATACAGCAAGCTATCAGACTAGAAGTAGCTAATTTAAGAGATCAGATTAAAGAGTGGCAAGCGCAAATCGCCATAGCTGCAGCCCAGGGACCTATTGGTGTACCAATAATTGCTGATAGAAGAAAGAAAATCGTAGCGGCCAATAGAAGAATCTTAGAACTTCAACGAGGGGGCTAACTCTAAATTATTCAATTAAATATATTTATTACATATGGGAAAACTAGATACACTTAGAAAAATAATTCGGGAAGAGGTTCGAGCTGTTTTTCAAGAAGAACTAGCTGGAATCCTTAAAGAAGCCGTTATAGCAAATCGCTCACAACAGCCTATAACTGAAGTAGTTAAGGCGAAACCCGCTGTTCCTGCAACCCTGAATAGACAAACCCCGAAACTTGTCCCCCCGATCCTGGGTCCAAATAATCCCCTAAACAATCTACTTGCCGAAACTGCAATGACAATGACAGCGAAAGATTACGAAGGATTTAGCGGAACTTCTACTCCAGTAGAAACCCCGGTTGTAGATTCTATGAACGATATGTTTGCTTCTGCAAGACCTAGTTCAAATTTTGATGCAATTGAAATTAACGCAGTACCAGACTTTTCAGGGGTAATGGCTAAAATGAAAGCTAACGGTGAAATATAATGGCATATAATCTTCGAAATATAAACGTTCTCGATCTAAGACCATCTACAGGTATTGGGGTAGCACTCCCTTTCGATGCACCTGGAGTATTTAGAACGGTATATACGACAAGGGAGCAATTAAAGTATAATATCATTAATTTCCTATTAACTGATAGAAGAGAAAGGGTTTTCAATCCTACTTTTGGAGCTAATATTAGAAGTAAGGTTTTCGAACAAATTACAGCCAATACTGTAGATGAATTAGATTCGTTGATAAGAACAGGAGTAGAGAGGTATTTTCCTAATGTTATAATAACTCAATTATCATTTGGAGGTGATCCAGATAGAAACCAGTTAACGATTCAGTTCTCTTACACTATAAACAATACAGGCGAATCAGACATTGTAACACTAAGTTTAAATGGCTAATAAAAACATAACATATCTTAACAAGGATTTTACAACGTTTAAGAACGCGTTGTTAGAGTATGCAAAAACATACTACCCAACTTCCTATAACGACTTTTCTACATCATCACCCGGAACGATGTTCATAGATATGGCATCATATGTAGGAGATGTTTTATCCTTTTATCTAGATAATCAAGTCCAAGAAACGTTTTTAGAGTACGCTAAACAGACTAATAACCTGTATGCATTAGCGTACATGCTAGGATACAGACCTAAAGTAACCTCTGCAGCTATCGTTACTCTCGACGTATACCAACAAGTACCAGCATCCGGCTCCAGCGGTCAATTCCCTGACTTCAACTATGCAATGATTATCGAAGAGGGAATGCAAGTAAGGTCTAACGTTAATACGACTAACTTTTTTTATTGCCCAAACCGAATTGACTTTAATCTTTCCTCATCAATAGATCCTACAGAGATCTCAGTATACACTACATCTGGAGGTAATCCGAATACTTATCTTCTTAAGAAAAAGACTCAAGCAATATCAGGACAGGTTAAGACAACTAGCCTAAACTTTGGAGCTTCAGAAAGATTTGCAATCAGAACGATTCAAGATACAGATATTATAGAGATATTACAGGTAATAGACGGTACAACTGGGTTTAGATGGTACGAAGTACCTTATCTTGCCCAAGACTATATACTTAAACCTGTAGCTAATACAGCACTAGCTTACCCTCAACTTTATCAAGAAGCAAATCAGGTACCTTACATCTTAGAGAGAGTTGATGTCCCACAGCGCTTTGTATCAAGGTTTACTGCAAATAATATACTGCAGCTAGAATTCGGAGCCGGTATCCAATCCGTTTCCGGATCTATCCCCAATCCGTTTAACGTAGGTATAGGAACAGTGAACGGTATTGATATGTTGAATACAGCATATGACCCTACCAACTTTGTAACTAACAACTCTTACGGTATTGCACCATATAATACAACATTAAACGTACAGTATTTAGCCGGAGGCGGAGCGACCGCAAATGTAGCGGTGAACGAACTAACTAATATAGTAACTTCTAATATTACGTTCCCAAACCCAACGAATCCAGCGACTGAAGCGTTTATAAGAACGACCCTCGCTATTAATAACAGTGTACCGGGTGTAGGAGGAGGAGATGGAGATACGGCGGAGGACTTGAGATTAAATACCCTTGCAAGCTTCCCCGCTCAGCTCCGTGCTGTTACACAGCAAGACTACTTAGGTACGGTATTAGGTATGCCTCCAAAATTTGGACAAGTAGCTAAAGCTTATGTTACAAAAGATACTGCCACGTTTGCTGAATATCTAGAAGGAAGACCAGGTGAAAGAGATCCATTAGCGACATCGATCTACTTATTAGGTTACGACACCGACGGTACATTTATAAACCCAGGTCCTGCTTTACTACAAAACATTCAAACCTATCTTGAGCAGTATAGAATGTTAACAGATACAATCATTCTCAAACCTGCTTACATTATCAATATTCAGGTTAGTTTTGATATTATTATCAGACCGAATTATACATCAAGAGATGTACTTGCAGGCTGCCTTACAGTTTTAAGAACTTATTTTGCTCGTGAAAATTGGCAAATTAACCAACCTATTATACTATCTGAAATTTATACAGCTCTAGATCAAATAGCTGGAGTACAGACAGTACAGAGAGTTAGGATAAGTAATATTGCGGGAACTAATCAAGGTTATTCCCAGTACAGTTACGATATTTCAGGAGCAACATTAAACGGGGTTATTTATCCTTCATTAGATCCAAGTATTTTTGAAGTTAAATACCCTGATGTAGATATTCAAGGACGTGTAGTAACATTCTAACCATGGCAGTATATCAAATATTCGCATCAGCAGACGCTACAATATATTCGAGGTATCCGTCAAAGAATACGGGTCGAGATCCTATCTTAGAGGTATCCGCTAAAAACTCTCAAGACGGAACTAGATTTCTGTATAGAAATCCTTTAACTGAAAATCCATACTACACCTACGATCTAGCTGCTAACGGAAATTATAATACTACTGAATATTATTTTCCCGATAAAGACATAAGAAGAGCACTCTTACAGTTTTCTGCAGCCGACGTTACAAAGTTAGAGGCTTTCGCTTCTTCATCTATAAGTGGATCATGG